CCTCAGGCAAAAGCGCTATTAAAAGGCTTGATTGTGACGCTACCTAAGACAATGGAAAGACATTGAGCGATCACAGTAGATTCGTTGCTCTGGCTGTTCGCAAGATTGAAGCCGAGGGACGATTGGTGACGCTTAAGTCATTTACAATAACGGGGCCAAGTTATGCGCCGGTTAAAACGCCGACCGAAACGACCACCTACGCGCTAGAAGTTAGCTTTACTAAACAAGAAATTGACAATGGCTTAGCAGGCGCTACTAGCAAAGTATTCTTGATGCCAGCATCGGCCAACGTTACAAAAGATATGACCGTGACGGACGGCTCAGAGGCTTCTATCACTAAGATTCATCGAGAACAGCCAGGCGAACAGTTGATTATGTATAGGGTTATCACTAGTGGCTAATCTAAGCGCATTAATTAAAGGCTATAAAGGCGACCTTGCCCGAGTGCATCGCGATTCTATACTTGAGCTTGGCAATCGTGTTGTTGATGGCACTCCGTTTAAAGATGGTCGAGCGCGTGGCGGATGGAGCCATAGCGGCCCGATACAGCTTGGCGTTATACATAGCTTCACAAATAACGTGGAATACATCATACCGCTAGAGTACGGGCATTCTAAGCTACAAGCGCCTCAAGGGATGCTTAGAATTAACGTTAGAAACTGGAACAGCATAGTCCAAGAGCAAATATGACAACACCAGCAATACGAAATTTGATAGACCCAATCATCGAAGGTCTAGGCGCAAGTGTGCAGGGTGAAAACTACAATTTTGAGGTTGACGGCCTAACCGAGTATCTAAGGGCTGACTATCTCGAGGCGAGACCAGAACAGAGTACATACGGAAGCGACCGCATACCGTCGATTTTGCAAATACGTGTTTACTTGAAAAACGGTACCGGCGTTCGATCTTCATTAATTCAGTTGATACTAGATACATTTCCAAAGAAAACAGAGCTAACAGGCGGCGGCGTAAATATCAGAGTTGATAGGTCTCCCACCGTTGGCCCGAGCATTTCAGACAACGGCTGGCATTACGTGCCGGTCACAATTCCTTATGAGGTTTTTAGATGAAAACAATACAAGTATTTAAAGACGGTCGGTCATTATTTCCGTATGAGTGCGAATTAGCCGCATACGAAAAAGACGGATGGTCAACGCAAGAATCAAAACCAGAGGTTAAGACCGATAAGTCAGAACCAAAATTTAAAACTACCAAAACCAAAGAGGCTTAACTAATGAGCGATTTTCAAACTAATGCTGGCGCTACCTTTTCAGTATCGGCAGCGGCACCGGCAACATTCGATGAAGCGGGCTATGAAGCCTTGACATTCACCCCAGCAACAGCGGCTGAGATTGTAGACTATCAAGGACCAAACCCTGAATGGGATACGGTGACTGATAACAGCTACAGTACTGCCGATAAGTCAGACCAGAAAACAGGGCGACGCCTTGGCAGTGGCTCGATCAACCTGAAGTATAAAAAGACTAATACAGCGTTCTGGGACATTATCGAAGCGGCTGAACTGTCTAAAAGTGCAGTGTTATCGGTTCAATATGCTCATGATAACGGCGTTGACCTTCGTTTTTACACAATTCAAGTAAGCAAGGCTGGTGAAGTTCAAGGCTCTGCTGATGATTTCTTAATGCGCGAGATTGGCATGTTATTTCAAACCACTGTTGTTAAGGGTACTGTGTAATGGCTGATATCGGAGATTTTAGCGTAATACAAGAATCCAAACCTCTTGTCCTGCTCAACCCAAAGACTGACGAAGAGCTTGTTAACGATAAAGACAAGAAGATGACAATCTATCTTTATGGGCTTGACAGCAAGATTGCAAAGACAGCCTCACGCGAGCTCAGTGCAGAAGATAGGGAGGGCAAGAAAATATCTAAAGCAGAGCAAGAGCGACGAACGATCGACCTGTTGGCGAGAGTGACTGATAGATTTGAAAATCTATCAGTTGGCGGAAAATGCCCTTCAAGTGACCATGATTCTGCATTCAATCTGTACAAAAAATATCCTTGGATTAAAGATCAGGTTATTGAGTTTGTCGGAATTCGAAAGAATCATTTGGGAAACTCTCAAGAAGGTTAGTTGAGTTTATAGGGGCGTCGGTTTGGCTTTATGCTACGCCGGAAGGATACACCGCCCCTAGAGCTAAATCGACCAAGTTTAATCTGCCAGATATTCGAGGCGGTGAGGACTTGGTTGAGTATCTAAGCGAGTTAGGTAATTGCAAAATGGTTGGTCGTGAAAACGGCCAGCCTATTTTCGTTGGCTACGATCATTTGGATATCAGGGCATATCAACAAAACATGGGGTTTGAATTAACCCCGTGGGAAGTATTAACGCTGCATCAAATGTCTAGCGAATATGCGCGTAGTGCAAGCACCGCATTCGATCCGAAGACACTTGCACCGTATGAAGTAGAAACCGCTCAAGACAGAGCTAAACGCATTCAAGATGAGATTTTTAAATAATGGCTGATATTGCAGATCTAGGCTTTCGCGTCGACTCGAGCGGAATCTTGAAGGGTGAAAAGGCGTTAAACCGTCTTGATGGTGCTGGCAATAAGGTTGTTGACACGTCAAAGGCGATGAATGCAGCGTTTAAGGCCAGCGCTGCTGCCATTGCCGCTGTTAGCGCGGCTGTGGTGACTGGAGTTAATAGGTATAAGGCTTACGGCACCGCTTTAGCTGAGGTTAACACTTTACTAGATTCATCGTGGGACAAGGGGTCTCTTGATAATTTATCCGATGGTGTTCGCGCTCTCACTAAGCAAATGGGCGGTGATGTTGTACAAAACACTAAGGCGCTTTATCAGGTAATCTCGGCTGGGGCTGATAACTCGACTGACGCTATTGAAACCTTGACTCAGGCTAACAAGCTTGCCATTGCTGGCGTCACTGACTTGGAGACGGCGGTTAACGCTATTGCTGGGCCTCTCAATGTCTACTCAGATTCAAACTTAACGGCAGCGCAAGCCTCGGACGCTCTATTAACGGC